GCAAATGAAATCACAACTGCGAGTTGTAAAACAAGAACTTGCAGAACTTGAAGCAAAAACATCAAAAGGATTTGGAAAGAAATGAGACCTATTAAAGCAAAAGATCTTCTTGAACTTGACCGTTATATGAAAGTTGTGATGATTCGTCAAACACAACTTCCGCAAACTCTTGTTTATCAGGCAGGTAAGAATGATTATTCGGAAGACCCTATTCATACCAAAATGACTCCCGGTGAAAAGGAATGCGGTAAATGGGTGATTGAACAACTTCTTGCAAATGAAAGAGGGCACTGGGGACCGCTGGAGCATCCTGCCATTTCTCTGGACTGTGTTGGGTTCGTTCATAATGTCATCGTACAGGCACGAACTCATCGTGTTGGTGTAAGTTTTGATGTTCAGTCGCAGCGTTATACCGGCCGTCGTGTACTGAAGGTTGCCAAAGGTGAACTAAAACCCGAAGAGGTTTATTATGTGCGTCCAGAAGGTCTCTACTTGGACCGTAAAGGGCACAAGTACGAATGGACAAGGGAAGACTACGAAAGGCAGTTAAAGTTCTGTCTGGCGGCATCTGAGAGGTATGCTGAGGGTTACGAACAGCGTGGTATGGCAGAAGAACATCTTCGTGATTACCTTCCTCAAAACATTCGTCAGAACTTTGTGGTCTCATTCTCCCTTCGTGCCGCACTTCACTTCCTTGACCTGAGAGCAAAACTTGATGCTCAGGTAGAGATTCAGGCTCTCTGTGAAGGAATGGTTCCTGTAATGAAAGCGTGGGTTCCAGAAATCTTTAGTTATTATGAAGAGAAGCGTCTTCATAAAGCACGGTTGAGTCCATAAATATTTTTGTCTTGATTTTATAACAATGGCAACGTACCCTATAGTGAATACAAAAACTGGTGAGCAGAAAGAAGTGGAAATGAGTGTCCACCTTTGGGACCAGTGGAAAATAGACAATCCTGAATGGGTTCGTGATTGGTCCGATCCTTCTACCTGCCCTTCTCCAGGAGAAGTTGGTGAGTGGAGGGATAAACTGATCGCACGGAATCCGGGATGGAATGAAGTCTTGGAAAAAGCAAGTAAAGCACCAAAATCAAACGTAAAGAAACTCTAATGGCAAGAAGAAAAAGAGCAGATCAACCAATCGGTGTCGGTCTTACTACTCGTCAAGCAAAGCGTAAAAAACCATTAAGTAGTGAATATTTAATTGATATTGACCCTCTTACTGAAAATCAAAGAAAACTTTTCGATTCATACTCTGAAGGTAAACATCTTGTTGCCTACGGATGTGCCGGAACTGGTAAAACTTTTATTACTCTATTCAATGCTTTGAAAGATGTTCTTGATGAAAGAACTCCTTATGAAAAGGTCTATATTGTAAGATCTTTAGTTGCTACTAGAGAAATTGGATTTCTTCCAGGTTCTCATGATGATAAGGCAGATATTTACCAGATTCCTTATAAGAATATGGTGAAGTATATGTTCCAGATGCCTTCCGATGTTGACTTTGAAATGCTCTATGGCAATCTAAAATCACAAGAAACGATTAAGTTCTGGAGTACCTCATTCTTAAGAGGAACCACTCTTGATAATTCAATTATTATTGTAGATGAGTTTCAAAATCTTAATTTCCATGAATTGGATTCTATTATCACTCGCGTTGGTGAAAATACAAAAATTTGTTTTTGTGGAGACGGAACTCAATCAGATCTTGTAAAAACAAATGAGCGTAATGGCATTGTGGACTTCATGCAGGTCTTGCGTAAGATGCCATCATTTGATATAATTGAATTTGGTGTAGACGACATTGTTCGTTCTGGACTTGTTAAAGAGTATATTATTGCAAAAATGGAAGCAGGATTTTAATGTTTAAGCATATTGATATTGAATTGCCCAAACTTGAACGAACAACAATTGATGGGGTAAGATATTATGAAGTTCCTGATAATGAAGAATTACTAAAATTAGTATCAATTACTTCCGTAACAAGTCACAAAAATCGCCAGATATTTGTCAAATGGCGAAAAAAGATTGGTGAGGAAGAAGCAGATAAGATTACCAAACAAGCAACCAGTCGTGGTACTGATATGCATACTTTGGTAGAACATCACCTTAAGAATGAGAATCTGCCAGAAGTTCAACCACTTTCAGATTTCTTATTCAAGATTTCTAAGTCAACTCTCAATCGTATAAATAATATTCACGCCCTTGAGGGGTCTCTATATAGTAAACAACTAGGTATTGCTGGAACTGTTGACTGTATAGCAGAGTTTGATAACGAGTTGTCAATCATAGACTTTAAGACTTCTAAAAAACCAAAACCACGCGAGTGGATCGAACATTATTTTGTTCAATGTATGGCATATGGTTGTATGCTTTACGAACTGACTGGTATTCCAGTTAAAAAACTTGTAATCATTATGGCTTGCGAAAATGGAGAATGCGTCGTCTATGAAGAAAGAGACAAATCAAAGTACATCAAACTGCTCACCGAATACATTAGAGAGTTTGTTAGAGATAAATTGGAATTCTATGGAAACAAATAAAGAATTAGAACAGGTTATAGAAAGTAAATTTTTAACTCCATCAAAATTTGCTCTGGAGATTGAAAAAATTGTAATTGAAGAAAATTTAAATTATATTGATGCAATTGTACATTATTGCGAAATTAATAATCTTGAAGTGGAATCAGTGACTAAACTGATTTCTAAACCGCTAAAAGAACGATTAAAATGGGACGCAACTCGTCTTAACTTTATGAAAAAAACTTCCCGTGCTCGTTTGCCTCTATAATGTCACCATTTGAAACTTATCAACATTATTTGTCACTCAAAAATCATTTCACAAATCCAAAATACGACTTCTTTAAATACGGTGCGAAGACTCGTGCCAGTGTAACTTCCTTTAATAAAAGATCCGATAAATACTGGTTTGAAAAAACAAGTCGAAAATACAATGACAAGGAAGTTGTAGATTTTTTAGTATCAAACTTTGTAGCATCCGATAACCCAAGTAACTTATGGATTGGCGAGATTATAAATTCTGGAGAAAGAATTTATTCAGATTGGATGAAAAGGCAACAGAGTTTGACTTACTTGTTCAAAGAACAAAGCAACGAATTGTTCTCGGAGGTCAAATTGGAAGATGCTTTGAACTGTTCCAAAGGTCATCCACCAGTCCTCAAAAGATTTCTAAGCGGCAAATTATCATTAGAAACATTCGTAATTTACAACAAAATATTTCATTTTTCAAAAGATTTTGATAAAAAACTTTTAGATCCAATTTGGGAAACTGTCAATTTAAAGATTTTAAAGTATTCTCCTTTTCTAAATATAGACATATTTCAGTTTAAAAAGATTTTACGGGAAATATTCAATGAGTAATTTTTTTGACTCTGATATTATTCAAGAAGAATTAAAAGAAATTAATAAACTTCAAGAAGAAATTTATGGAAGTATATTATCTTTTGGTATAATGAACCGTGAAACTAAACTGGAACATATTGAAAAACTTGAATTATTATTAGAAAAGCAACGTGTAATGTATACACGTTTGTCTCTTTCTAATGATCCACAAGCGATCGAAATCAAAGATAATTTGAAAAAATCAGTTGCTCTGATGGGATTTCCACCAGAAACTGATATGCAAGTTTTATTTGGTAGCATGAATAAGACAATTGAGTCTCTCAGGCAGTTTATTGACTACTGAGAGAATCTCTGTTATAATATCAAGGTAATCCAACAAATCCAATTTATCCAAAATCTTATGTCTAACTTTGCAAATCTCAAAAAGCAATCCAAACTTGGTTCTCTCACCGAAAAACTGGTGAAAGAAGTTGAGAAAATGAATTCCAGCAGTGGTTCTTCCGATGAACGTCTTTGGACTCTCACTGTTGATAAAGCACAAAATGGTTATGCAGTAATTCGATTTCTCCCTGCACCTGATGGAGAAGATCTCCCATTCGTAAAGGTTTATAGTCATGCATTTCAAGGTCCTGGAGGTTGGTTGATTGATGAATGCTTGACCACAATCAACCAAAAATGTCCAGTATGTGAACATAACTCTGGTCTATGGAATAACGGTACAGATGTTGGTAAAGAGCAGGCACGTAAACAAAAGCGTAAACTGACGTATGTAAGCAACATCTACGTGGTAAAAGATACTGCAAACCCCGAAAATGAAGGCAAGGTCTTTCTATTCAAGTATGGTAAGAAAATCTTTGATAAACTCACTGCTGCAATGCAACCTGAGTTTGAAGATGAGGAGGCGATCGATCCATTTGACTTTTGGCAAGGTGCTAATTTCAAACTAAAAGCAAAAAATGTTGCTGGTTATCGTAATTATGATTCTAGCGAATTTGCTGCTCCTTCTCCTCTCCTTGATAATGACGATGACCTAGAGGCAGTGTGGAAAAAGCAATATTCTCTTGCAGAATTCATTGCTCCAGATCGTTTTAAATCTTATGAAGATTTGAAGACACGACTTGACTCTGTTTTTGGTGCTAAATCTTCTGTTCGTCTTGATGAAGAAGTTTCTGATGAAGAAGAGTATTCTCGCGGTCCTGTGCGAGAACTAAATGACGACCTTCGCTCAGAACTTAACAACCTGAAACCTACCCGCCGCGCTGCTGTGGTTGAGGAGGATGAGGATGATGATGCTCTCAGTTACTTTGCAAAACTTGCCGAAGACTGATTAAATCTTATAATGGGGGGGGGATTAAGCCCCCCCCCTTTTTTTATGAAATTAATGATCTTGTATTTTCTGTTTTAATTAATCTATCATCAACATACTGTGAAGAATTATCATAAATCATTGCTTTTCTAGTATCATTAAGAACTTGTTGCAGATATATTGGTTTTAATAAGTAGATCGCCCTTTTTTCATTGTTTTTTCTAACTTCATATTCGTAGTTACTGATTCCAATTATAGGGTTTGGTATATTTACAATTTTTAAACCTAATGTATTTTCATTAGTGTAAAGTTTTCCGTCGTCATAATAAGATATTTTAAAGTTGGAATCTACAATTTTTCCAGCAGGGAGAATTAATTTATTTTGAGAATCTTTTATTTCTATAGTTTCATAATGATGTACTGCATTTAAATTTTCCCCATAGAGTTCTTCGGCATAATCATAAACTTGTTTATCTGATAATGGCCATTGATCTCTAATTCTTGTAATTCCTGCAGTAACTAAGACAACCCAATCATATTGAGCACTTCCATAAAGTTCTTCTGCTACAAGATCTGGTCTTGATCCATCAGGAATTTGATACTTATCAAATATTGTGAATACATTTTGCAAATCATCACGAAGTTTAACTCTACGAAAAAGATTTTTTACAAGAACATAATCATCAACAGACTTTCTATCGGAAAGAAAGGATTGATATTGTAGATTTGGTAACTCTCTAAAGTATGACATTTTAGTAACCTACAGAAGTGTCTCCAGAATTTGCAAGTTCTTCGTAACTTTCTTTGTAAATTGGTGTGAGTTCTTGGAACTGTAAAGTTAATTGCATATGAACTGGTGTCGCATCGGGATAAGTTGCATACTGAGCAGATCCATTATAATTAACACTCATTTGGGTTAAAGCACATGGTTTAAAACGGTGTAAAAATGGATGAACAGTTCCACCACTCATATATTCTAATTTGAATACATTGGGTGCTTTGACAAAGAGACCTCCACCAAGTTCATTCGGTCTTCCTTTTTGTGGAGTCATATTCACTTTGAATGTGCGAATAATTTCTTTAATTCTTTCAGATTCTTTTTTTGATCTTGGAACTAAATCAAATATAAAATTAAATGCTGGTCTCAATGTTACTCCATTGAATAATAATTCAACATTTTGGTTAAAGACTTGCCCAGTTGCTCTGGAAATAATTTGATTAATATCCCCTTGACCTAATAATGCTCCTAATGCTGCACCTGCTGCACCTGCTGCTATTGCTTTTTGACCTTCACCAGATTGAACTTCGGCATTTATATTATTCCATGCTTTTACTCCACTTTGTGCTAGAGATGCTGCAATATTTTGACTCAATACTGCACTGCTTCCTGCATTGGCAAGAGTTGCTTGAAGGGGATTCATACTTCCAGATACCCAATCTGCAGCATTACTGTCTTGAATATTTGCTGGCATTGGAAGTATGATGACTGCTTCTGGTCTTTGAATATTTCCAGATTGTCTTAATGCATCTTCTGTTGTTGACAATGCAAATCCACCCGTCAAATTAAGACTAGGTGCTTTATATTCAATAACCTGGATCTTAAAGTAATCGTCTCCTTTATCAATATTATTAAGTGGATAACGGAGTATGGGTGCCATTTATTTTTTTAACTATTTATTGTTAATTTTGAACTAATTTTCTGTAAGGAATTGATAATAGAGTTGCAAATTCTTCTCTACTTAATTCATATAATCCACTCACTAATCGATCATTATCTT